CTCGGTCTTGATGATGATGTTGACCAGCTGCGGCCCGAACATCTGGCCGACGCTCTGCACATAGCCGGTCACGGTCACGACGTCCTGATGCGCCTGCGCCTGAGCCAATGGGCTGGTCGATATGATCTTAACTTCCCGTCCGTTCACCTGCGGCAGGGTGATCCGGTTCTGCTTCTTGAGGATATGGATCACCCGGCGCAGCAGCGGCTGCACCAGCTCCTGATGCAGCCGCCCGAATGACGACCCTATTTGCCTGCTCAGGTCAGCCATCCGCGTGCTGACCTCGGTCGCGCTCATCGGCGTCTTGTCCGGATTCCCGAGCATGTCGTTGAAGAGCGCCCGCTTGATGTTGGCGCGCATGTCGTTGAGCACGAGCTGCGCGACATCGAAGCTGCCGACCGGACCCATCGCCTTCATGGTCGAGCCCGGAGCGAGCGGAATGATCGTTCCCGGCACGATCTCGATGGTGTCGACGTTGATGACGCCGTCGTCCTCGACCGTGTACATGCCGGCGATCGACATCTCGGCGTTCTCGAGAATCATCTGCACCGTGAGATTGCAGGTCTTGATCGCGGGGAGGGCGTTGAGCAAAGGCCCGCGTCCCCACGCCTCGCCAGCCATCTTGGTCCAGCGGAATGGAATGATCGGATTGCAGCCGAGTCCCTCATACTCGACCTTGAGAATCGGCTCCTCGCACATCTTCTGGTCGAAGACATAGAAGCACCACGTCTCGGTCGGCTTGTCCCAATCGCGATAGACCGCCTCGATGACCTCGACCATCGCGTCGGGCTTTTCCTCGGCCAGGCTGGCCCAGTCGCTCGGCAGTTTCGCCTTCTTGCCATAGCGCTGCTTCAGCATGCCGACACGAAAGTTGCGCTTGCGGGCGATGAAGTCGATCGAATCGTCGGGGCCGCAGTCGATATAGAGATGCGGCAGTGGAATCGCCGAGAAACGTATGGGCTGCAAGGGATCGTCACTCTCGTCGACCTGAATGCAGCCGGTGCCGACCGCGAGATCGAGCAGGGACTCCGCCACTTCCTGATTGAAGTTCGACGTCTGGAGAATCTCGAAGACGTAGTTGGTGACGCCGTCGAGCGCCTCGTCGACTTCCTTCCTCTCCTCCTCCGGAATTTCGGAGCCGGCGTTCAGGTCGGCCCATCGCGTGAAGGTGGGGATCAGTCCGGCCTGCAACCGCGAGGCAAACTCCTGAACGCCGACCACCGCGGTCTCGTCGAAGATCTTGTCGGTGCGACGCTGCGCCGGAGCCTGCGTGAACATGCTCTCCTTGGCCGGCATCGCGTATTCATAGCATTCCTCGAAAACCGACAGCCACGGCTCCTTGAGCTGCATCGCGTGCCGGAATCTCTCGAGGCAGCGCTTGCCCTCCTCACGGCCCGGCGATCCGTACGATGCGCTCTCGACGGCATAGAGCTTCGGCCGCTTGAGGAGAGCCACCTCAGAAGGCCCCGCTCGCCCGCTCCGCCGTCAGGCGGCTGTTCAGCATCCTGTCGGTCTGTCCCGGCCCGGCTCCGGCAATCAGGGACCGTGGTCCAAACAGGCCATAGACGAGGCCGCGCTGTCGCCGCGTCTCCTCGTCCTTCTCGTCGGCGATCCTCTGGGTATTGACGTCGGCCTGCTGCTGCTTCTGGGCCTCGAGGCCGGGATCCGGTCCGGGAGCCTTGGGTTTCGAGAAGCACATGGTATCCGCCTCCGATTCGCCGTCTTACGTTGAGTGCGCCGCGCGCTCCTTCTTGACAAGGGGCGAACGGGCGAAAACGTCCATGCGGCGGCGGGCGTTGACGGCTCTCACACTGGTTCCGCCGAGAATGTTGCGGCTCTCCCCTCCCCCGCACAGCGCATACTGGAGGGCGTCATGCACATGGGAGAAATGGTTCTTGTCCGGCTTGTCCTCGAAGCGCTCGCCCGAGACCTGCATGCGGCGATACGCATAGCCACCCTGAAAGCCCTTGCGAAGATTGACGCAGGACGGATCCAGCGTGAACGCCGGTCGCCGGTCGACAAGGCGCGTCAGTGCGGACGTCACAGCTTCTATCCGCAAGGCGGGATCGTTGGTCGGAGCGCTGCGCACCGTGAAACCGGCCTTCCGTAAAACCATGAGCGGCGTCTTCTCGTCCGTCGCAACACGGTAGTCGCCGCTCGGATCACCCCACACGATCGCCTGTGACCCCGGATAATAAGTCGCGAGGTCCGATCTTACTTTTTCCGCGAACCGGACAATGCCCATGTCCTTTGCGACAATCTCGCGCATGATCAGCCATCGTCCACGGACTCTCTGACAAAAGACAGCAGCCGGCGTCAATCCAAAGTCCATGCCGATCAAGATCGGGATCCCAGGCGCAGCCTGAAGCACATCCTCGGCAACGTGTAACCTCTCGTCGAAATCGGCATAGACCGGCTTGCCATCGGTCGTAGAGCCCAGCTCGTTTAGAACGTACACCTGTATCCATGCGCTGCCCTTTCCCTCAATGATCCTCTGATAATAATTGCGCGTCAGATTCTTCCTGTTTTCTCTGAGCGGATTTATCTCGTAGCCGACGATACTTCTCCCTTCTCTTATTGCTGTCATAGCGCTCGGCTGCGTGAAGAAGCGCCAGCTTTCCGGCTTCACTAACATCAGGGATTCTTCGCGACTTATATGCTCTGGCAGAGGCGCTTCTCCCGACAGAATCGGCCACCAGTTGTCGTCGTCCATCGAATTGGTATCCGCAATCACACCGTACCACGACGGTCCGCCATCCTTCATGGAAGGATATCGTCCAACGCGCATGGTCACAGCATCGACTATGCTTTTCGGCAGCTCGCGCGCCTCGTTCAACCAGGCGCCAGTCAAGTCCAGCGACAGTAATTTGCGAACGTCGTCGGGCCGGTCGAGTGCAATAAACAGCACTTCGCAGTCGAGGTCGCCCTTCGCCAGACGATGCACGAACGGCGGCGGATGCATCACCAGGTTTCCCCACACCGCTTCCGGAAACCACGTCTTCCACGTCTCGATCGTCGTCGTCCGCAATTCCGGGTAGCTGTTCCTCACCACCGCCCATCTCGACATCCTCGTTCCCGTGGAGGAGCTCTTCGCCTGCTGCAAAGCCCGCCGGAACACCTCAACGCAACAGGCGCTGGTCTTGCCGCTCCCGACCGGACCCCTTATCCCCCGAAAAAAATCATCCGACGCCATGAACCGCCGAAGAACCTCCCCGTCCGGCCTGTACTTGAACTCACTGCTCATCGCGAAGCCCGCGATCAACCGCAAATTCCAGCATCGCCTCAATCACCTTCGGAGCCTGGGCCGCAATCACCCGATCAGCCTCCTCATCCGTGATGTAATCAACCGGAAACTGCGAAAAATGAACCCGCTTCACAATATCCCGCAATAACCGACGATCCTCCCGCCGTAGCCGGTGAACAAACCGAACACCCTCAACCGCCTCGCTCATGCTCGCCATGATAACCCTCCACAGGACATAACTCTCACCAAAAAGAGCACATACAGTCCTATGAATTGCGGGTACAACCGGAATAAACCACCTATACAACCTGACGATAGGCGATTCTTCCAATGTGGAGGAAACCATCCCATCCTAAGTCAGTAGTCATGAGAGTAGGAGAGGCTTCCCCCCCCCGTCCTAGGGGAAAAGTTACGGGTTGGGGTCCTCTATAGGTACCTCAGCGCCCCTTTTTGAACCCCCCTTCGCTGCCCCAGCATCCCTGCTAACGACTGATTTGCTGGCTGGGTCACCAGCGGGGTCTATCACGAGTGAGCCCTTACTTGTCCCACTAGGCCCTAGATCAATGGAGACTTTCAGCTCGCCTGCGAGGAGGTGGTGATGCTGCTCGGGCGCTCTAAAACCAGCGCGATCTAGCCAGTCCTGTGCAGCAAGTAGCCGTACCATACCACTGCGAGCGGACTGAGCTAACTCCATCACCACGCTCTGCATTTCGGGCGCATGCCTTGCGAAGCGGGCTCTGGTCTCTGCATAGATGGCGTTCTGGATCAGCGGGTTTCGCAATGCGATATTTGCTGCGGATGCCGCTGATGCTGGACTGTACCCAGCGTCGATGGCTGCTTGGGTCAGCTTGCCGCCTGACTCCACGAACGCGCGCACGAACGCTTGTTGTTTGTCTGTGAAGGAGGAGGTTTCTGTCTCGGTGGGAGGAGAGAGCTGCGGTCTTCTTCTCGCTCGCATGCAACCCCCCGACCCCCCTTTATGCACGTCTGTGGATAACTTGTCTACCAACCCAGGGTTGAGATCCACAGGAAAGTGCGTGTTCCCAGGTTGTATCCGCATCCGAAACGATTGGCTTGATTGAGGTCGTACTCATGCTCTTCCTCTGTGTGCCCGCCACTATCCGCGAAGGCGGATCGGGCGGTCCTCGGC